TATTGTTGCTAAGTAAGCAAATGAGTTACGTACATTACCTATGTATCTAGATAGTTCTCTTGGGTCAGGCATTGTTATTGCATAAGATAAATACTCTGTAAGTTTAGAAGCAGTAGGTAAAGCATTTAGTGTTTCTTGTTTTAATCCTCTAACAATTGCATCTGAACCTTGACCTGTAGCAGTACCAGGAAAAAATTCAGGTTTACCTAATCTATCTACAAGGTAAGCTCTTTTACCTTCATTAGTATTAGCAATTAAATCTCTTGTAGTTTTTAAAGCTATAGGAGGTAAGTCAACTGAGTCTGCCCATTCGTCAAACCAACCAAATATTGTATGTCGTTTTGCTGTACCATCTTTAGCTATGTAACTTAATCCTGACATAGCATTGTCTCCTGTAACTAAATCTTGTATTTGACTTCTGATAGAAACTAATGATGGGTCTCTTTTTAAATTAACATTTTTAAAAGCTGGTGTTGCCTCTTTAAGTATATCCAATGTAGCATCATCAAGTATTCCTGCTCTGTAATCTGATGCTATCTGCATTCTTGTATCGTATATATTTATAAAGTCAACCATCTTTTTATTAAGAGCGTTTCTCATTTCTAAAGGAGCTTTCATAAAATCTAACCAATCATCAAGAACCATTCCTACTTCAGTTAAGTCACCAGCATTTAAAGTAGTTGCAGGTAAATCTTTTATAGCTCTACCTACAGGACTAGACAATACATTCTTAGAAAATCTCATAGAGTAATCTTTTAAATTACCTGTAGGTAATGTATCTTCAAACAATTTATATTGTTGTTTGTACAAATCAACTACTCTTCTTTGTTTAAAATGTTCAGGAGACATACGAAGTAATTTTTCTCCGTCTTTGTAATCTACGTGAAACTTACTTGACTTTTCAAATCTTTTATCTATATTTTTTAATCCATAATCATCTATAGCTTTTATCCACTCATCAGGAGTTTCTGAGTCTATAAGTTTTCTTAAAGTCTTAGGGTCTTTAACTTGGTCTCTTAGTAACTGTCTCTGAGTTCGCATGCTTTTAGACTTAGCACCTATAGCAGCTATTTCTCTAACAGCAGGACTATTTAAGTATTCAACTGAATTAGGTACATGTACCATCTTTCTAGCTAACCTACCTGTAATAAATCTATTCTTTACAACATTAGGATTAAGTGATTTTTTTAATCTACCTGCTTTAGCAAAGTAACCACCAGCCAAGTTAGCTGGGTCTAAACCTAAAGTAAAGATACCATCTACTAATCCTGACATAGTGTTGTAACCTTTTTCTGTAGGAGATACAAAGTTATGTGCAAATAATAATCCAGGTGATATAGGTCTTACACTTCCATCGTCAAATGTAAATGAATTAGAATTAACTCTGCTTCTTTCTTTAACTGTTATAGGGTCACCTAATTGTTCTTGAATTAATTTACGTGCATTTTCTAATATCTCAGGGTCTGTTGTTTGTTTTGATATTTCTTCATAAACAGTTGTATCTTCTGCCATTGTAGAATTACCAAAGAAACCTGAACCTAAGTTTA